CCGCCTTTAATTCATCACAAGTTTCTTTGCTTATTTTATTACATTCTGCCACAATCAACTCGGCGAATTTTTCTTGCCGTTGCAGAGTCATGCAGGTTTCATCTAACTCTGGCATTTCATCTTGGCAAACTTTTGTCCATAGTTTTTGGATTCGTTCGTTCATTTTGTTTCCTTCAATCGTTTTACATTCAAGAAAATTCGTTGTTCGTGCAAGCCAACTGCGGCCTGGCGTAGTTCTCTCAATCTTGCTTCGCTTTGATTTTCTTTGGATTTATTGTGTTCTACAATAAACTGATCCTTGACCAATTGTAGCAAGATTTCAGTTGCTTCCCAGTTCATTCTTCAACTCCGAAATTTTGTTCAGTAAAACTTGCGTTACGGCCTGCCTTGAATCCAGCATCGACACCTACATCATGCCCTTCTTCATATGCCGCCTTCCAAACTAACTCGGCGAACTTTTTCTTGTCAAAATAACGAAAGCCATCATGCTCTTCAGTAGTTGCCTGTTTGATAAATTCTTTGATTCGTTCGTTCATTTTTTAGGCCCCGCTGTAAACCAGTAAACCGTAATGCCAACAATGCCAACCACAAACCAAATTGCCGCAACTAGCAAGGCAAACTTAATGCCTTCTACTAGGAATGTTGGAATAGCAAAAGTTGTCATTTCGATGTACATGGTTACTCCTCAATGTTAAAGTAATCAGCACCTAAAATATTTTTTAAGTGCATAGCAAGAATCTGAGCCGTAGCCAAGCTATCAGCTTCGATATCCATTGTAACACTACATGACTCGTCAGTGTAGAGGCTGTTGTCAATGTTAGTAAACGTAAATTTAACTTTCACTTCATTGCTCCCATAATTAGGTTAGCAAACGCTTGTTCTTGCTTGTTGATTGTTTCGCTAATATCTGCTTCGAGGTCGCGGAACTCAACGTCAGAACGATTGCGTTGCAGAGTATACCCACGGCGTGCCATAAAGTGCAGAAACACATCCACAGTATAAATCTGTGCAGTTACAAAATCAATTTGGGGCTCGGGTTTAATACGGCTGTGGATTGTTTTAAACAAATCCTTGCAGTCATGAAAGTCCTTCATGCACTCGGGCAAGTGCCGTTTTTCTTCCAACCACTGTTCGACATTCTTTGACATGTTTATTCTCCTGTTGCATGTATTATAACCGAAATGCCATTTCGGACCAAGCACAAAAGAAAAACCCTACAAGTTGTAGGGCTTTGTTTACTTTTCTAAATCCAGTTTTGCCCGGATTTCTAAGTAAAATGTATGGTACTTTGCAACACGGGCCAGATCCTTTTCGGTTACGCCCTTCAAACGTCTAATGTCTGTGTTATGACGCAAGTCAGCCAGTTTAACTCGCATTGCGTCCGGACTAGCAAAGATACATTGCTTGTATTCTTCGTAAGTTTGACCACGTTGCTTAGTTAGTGCTGTAATGCCAGCAATCACACGCTCGGTCATTCCTGCATCGCGTAAGTCTTTGTAAGTTACGTCAGTGTCTTCGATGACGTCGTGCCCCAGTGCCATGCACATAAGTTCTTCATCATCTGACTTCAAGTAGTGCATTACCTTAAGTGGATGTAGAATGTAAGGATTGCCACCTTTATCAAATTGCCCGTGATGGGCATTTGTAGCAATCACTAACATTTTATCGAGCATTTCACCTTTTTTCATACACTTAGTATACTACCGGATTCTATATTTGTCAATGTAACGTTGTGTTGCCCGTTACGTAATTGATATCAACTACGCCATATTGTGCAAGGGTTTGTTGCACAGATTCCGGCACTTCGCTTGCATCCACATCTGGCATGAATACACTTTTTAGTTCGCCGTCATGACCGATTACAAGAATATAATCATCGTCAGCTACATCACAACCATTGACTAGTTCGTCAATGTCATCCAACGTTAGGTCGGATCTCACAGTATTAATTTTGCTCATAAATTATTCCAATTATTTAAATAGGATCATTGCCATAATAACCGCTTGTGCAATGAAACCTACTCCAATGGTAATAATGTTTAAAGTGTCTTTGAGAATAATGGCTTTGCCAAATAGTAGAACCAAACCAGTCCACATAAACAGTACTACATCAAGACTAGGTGTACGATCACTTAGCCCAGTAAGCAGAGCTAACAGAGTTGGGATAGTGGCACAGTGAATAACAATAGCCGCTAACCAACCAAGTGTGTCTGCAGATATTTTACTAAAATGCTGTTCAAAAAATCGAATAACATTCAACTTTAGTTTTGCAAGAGTAAAATTCATTTTATTCCTTGTAGAAAATGTGGCGGCCGATGTGTCCAATTTTTGGCTTGCCCCACTTAGGATTGATATAGTCTGCGTGATAGTATAGCGCATCTTTCATACTAGGTAAACGGAAATTTTCTAGTAATACTTTCTTAGCTACTTCTTCACTTTCTTTCCACAGTCCGGGATAGACTGGTTTTACTTTTGTAACGTTTGTACATGCCCAGCTGAATTGGCATACAATGTTACCTAGGATGTTGTCTCGCTTGTAGACAACTCCGCAAACGTCTTTACCAAAGCGACCGGTGTCGACGCGGTTCATGGTAACTTGTGCAACTGCAACCTTACCCTCAAATGGTTCGCTTGCGGCTTCCCAATAAATGTTCTTTGTTAAACATTCTAGTTGTTGTGTGCGCTGTTCTGCGCTCACGAAACCTTGACGATACACTTCGTCGGCTTCACGTAGGTGATCAAATTTTGCGTTAATTGTTTTCATTAACACAAAGGCGATCAAGATTAAACCTAGGAATTTCAATAACCTTGTTGTAAAGGCTATCAAAAGATCTTGGTTGATACGAGACAATATTGCCGTCATATTTTACCTCCTTCTTTAGATGTGTAGTTTATATAACCACTTCAAAACTTGAGAAAAGTACTGCTATAACTCATTAACAGAGTATATTATACCTGATTTTCAGTTTATTTACAAGTTATAATGGGTTTTAATCGCTCAGTGTTAAGCGATCTTTGTCCCGATAGGCACACCGTATTGTGCCTGTGTGTTGATGTTTTGGCCTTCAATTAGCGATGCCAAAACCGCGTCGCCGCCATTGTTTTGTTGAACAGTGCCGGCAAAAAGTGCGTTGTAGTTTAGCTTGCTTGAGTCAACACCGTAGTTGTGTAAGCTGTTAACTAATCCGATAACGCTTGTTACTCCCGAAACAGGGACTGAATCTAAACTAATTCCAGCCTTGGCTAAATTAGTAGCTTCACGAGTTAATTGAGTTTGCATATTTGTGATTGCAGTGTTTCCTGTTGTTGAAGAAACAACTGTTGAATCTGCGTTAAAAATGTTTGCAGCATTTCTAACAATTGTGATGTTACTTGTTATGTAACCGCTGTTACCACTTGCACATGCCACAGCCAAATTAGCAAGGCAAGCAATAAGTGATTGCCCAGCTGCAAGACTCGAAACAGTAGTTAGCACAGAACTCACAGTTGTTAGATTACCAACATGAACTGTGCCTGCTGCCGTACCAATAATGTCTGTTATAGTAGGGTTACCAAACACACCAGTACCAGTACCAAGTTGTGACGTTAGGTTAGTAACATCACTTGCTGTAACCGGAGACGTGTGTGTACTTAGGTAAGTTAGGTTTGGTACGCTTATGCTTTTTAGCATGGCTGCGATATCAGAGAAACTTTTAAACTTGCCGCCCAAGTTAACAAACATATTAGCAAGACCTGCAAAGTCTCTCCCTGGAACAAGTGCTAACGCATCTGCAGGAAATACTTTTGACAAATCTAATAATTCACCAAGACTAGACGCAGTATATCCTTTAATGCCGCTTAGTTCAGTTACCCTAGTAAACACCGGGCCAATAATACCGTTAAGGTAATACTTTAACTCTGCGGCAGACATGTCTTGCCAACCATCTGGCGGCACAAAGTTGTATCCAGAATCAATTAAGTACTGAACAAACGTTGCTGGGTCACCTAGCTTGTTTAACTTAGATACATCATATACACTACCGAAGTTTGCGATAGCATTGGCTAACGTTCTAATGTTATTTGTTATGCCAGACGCAGTAGTTGCGCCACCACCAAATATAGTTGTAATGCCGTTAGTAATTGCATCTCTGTGATTACTAACATTTATACCTAAGGTATCAAACGTTACGTTATTGTATGCATACAACGATTCGTATGTTGAATTGCTGTATTCCGCAAATGTCCCTGCTAGTTGAACTAGAGATGCAAATGTAGATACGTTTGGAATTAATTTGTTGGTTTGAGTTTGTATGCTTACTACTGTTGTATTTGCATTAGCCACAAACAATGGCAAGCCAAGTGATGTTACGCTAAAACTGTTACTAGACAGTACGTTTCCGTATGTTGTGCCAGGTTGTAAGTTTGCGTAGTTACTAACGATAGGGTATGCAAGGACAGTGCTGCACAACGAAGTCATTGTTGTGTTTGCAGCCAGTCCCGTATTGTTTGTTAAGTTGCTTGCTGCAACAAGTAGCGTTGATGTATAGGCCATTTACTTTCCTGCAGTCACAGTACTTGCTCCACCAACAAGTGGACCCGGCCCCCAGAACTGTGATTTGTTTTTCTTAACTGTTGCGGTAGTTAAATCGCCGATCGCTGCTAAAGGCTTACCTTCTATACTAATATTAGGAAAGCCAGGACCAGTAATAGTTTCGCCGTGCTGAGTTTTGTCTCCTACTCTAGCAGGAGCCTTTCCCTCAAAGCTAACAGTACTAGAACGACCTGCAATTGGATCGCCTTGTGCTGTTTTGTCTTGCTCGACTAATGCTGGTATAGGCATGTTAAACGATAATCTGTTGCTTAGGAATAATCTCAACACCAGTAGTGGTTTTAAGATAGTGTGCTTTCATTTGTTCCAAGCTTTCTGCATGAAACATAACGTGTTGCTTGCTTAGAAAAACTTTACAATCTTCACGTGCGCTGAATAGACTTTGCATTAAGCCAAGACCTTGTTGACTTGGCATAACTGTGCAAGGAGCAGATACAGAAAAGCCTGCATCTGTTTCTTCTAATACTTTGGCCACTAGTTCGTCACCGTTGACCATTTTGAAGCTCACTACATCACCTGATGCATATTTTTGACTAACTAACATATTAACCTTTTAATGTTGTCCAGAATGACTCGTCCTTACCAGCGATGCCTTGATAGCCACCTTGGATAAGAGTTGTCCCGTTGAAAATTTGTGGAACACTGCGTAGGCCCATATCTAGTAGATGTTGACGTGCGTCTTGATCTTCTTCGATACTAACTGTTTTGTATTCCACCCCTTTGCTCTCCAATAGAGCTTTTGCTCTGTCACAAAATGGACAGTTGCTTTTTGAATAAACTGTGATCATAGAATTTCTGTAGTAATAGTAAGAGTGATACCTGTTTCACTTAGATATCTAGCGTGAAACGTTTCGTAAATTGTGTCATTTTTAAATTGCGCCAAAGATTCTGCTGAATCCCATTCGTATTCAAAAATACCATTGTTCTTATCCCTAACTAACAGCTTGTTAAGTGCAGTTAGCGTTTTCACTCTCGATTTTTGATAGTTGATGCCTTGGTAACATACCTTCTTGTCTTCAGGGCTCAACGTTTCTGCCCAATCAGCTATTGTGACCACATTTGTGTGACCAGCAGGCGCTGTATATGTGCGAGTTTGTTTAATCATTGTAGTTTCCTTAGAGGCTAAACCCACTAAACGTATTAGAGTCAACGTCTTGCTTGGTTCCGCCGATTACATAACTACTTATCTCAGTTTCTTGGGGAGCCACTTGAACTTCTGCTCCAGCAATCCACTTCTGTGTCCACGGTAACGGATTGCTACCGGGCTTCATGCCGCAATCAAGTCCAATAGCAGTCATACGTTTGCATGTCAGCCAATCAACATATTGACTTAGCAATTGCGTGTTAAGCCCAATCATAGATCCATCTTTAAACAAGTATTCAGCCCACGACTTTTCTTGATTAGCGGCGGCCAAGAACATTTGTTCGCACTCTGCTTTTGTTTCTTCTTTAATTTTTGCAAAATCTGCATCGTCTTGCGGAAGTATTTTAATAAGCATTTGGGTACTACCCAAGTGTACGTTTTCGTCACGGCAAATGAACTTAATGATCTTTGCGTTGCCTTCCATTTTCTTTAGTTCTGCAAATGCCCAAGAACAAGCAAATGACACATAAAATCTTATTCCTTCTAGAGCATTAACAGAATTAATTGCCAACCATAGTTTTTTCTTAAGTTCGTACTCGTCAACAATGATTTCCTTACCGTTAACCATGTGCTTGCCTGCGCCGAGTACCCGATGCCAGTTGCCATAATCAATAACGTCATCGTAGTACTTGCTAATGTCCTTGGCACAATTAACAATAGGCTCAATGGTTAATAGTTCATCGAAGATTCGACCAGGATCACTGTAAACGTTACGAATGATATGGGTGTAAGAACGACTGTGGATCGTTTCATTGAATGCCCAAGTTTGTATCCATGTCTCAAGTTCAGGCAAACTGCATAGAGGTAGAAAAGCAAGATTGGGGCTACGACCCTGGACACTGTCCAGTAGAATTTGTCGCTTAAGATTGCTTGTAAAAATGTGTTGCTCAAAGTCTGTTAACTCCTTGAAGTCTTTTGCATCACGCAACACATCAACTTCTTCTGGTCGCCAAAAGAAGCCTAGTTGTTTATCAGTGAGCTTGTCAAATTGTCTATACTTTAATGTTTCGTACCGCTGGACCGCGGTAGGTCCAGCAGCGTCTAAGAATGCCAATTTTTCAGTATGTTTTTTGTTATCGTTGATATTAAATACGCTCATAATTGTTCTCTTAAATTACGCATGAGTCACAGTCAGCTTGATCATCCTCACCGGGAGCAAGTGGTGCTTCTGCTTTTGATAGTTTGTCAAGATCGATTTCGCCTTGACCGTCGTATGTGTTGAAGTAATATAGTTGTTTTGTACCATACTTGTAGCACATCAGCAAGTGCTTGAGCATCTCACTCATAGGAATCTTTTCATCATCAAAGAACTGTGGGTTATATGATGTGTTGACGCTGATACCCTGATCAATATACTTTTGCAATACTGCACATAGTTTTAGGTAACCTTCTGGTGATTGTTGATCCCATAACAATTCATATTTGTTCTTTAACTTACGGAATTCCGGTACTACTTGTTTTAATACGCCATGTTTACTTTGTTTGATACTTACGTAACTGCGTGGTGCTTCGATGCCGTTAGTGGCATTAGAAATCTGTGCAGATGTTTCTGCAGGCATTAGTGCCATTAGTGTAGCATTGCGGATACCAAACGATAAGATTTGCTCACGCAAAGCTCTCCACGGCATACGCTCTTGGTGCTCAACTAATTCGTCAACTTCCTTCTTGCGAGTGTCAATTGGAAGAATGCCATCTGCATACTTTAGCTCTTGCCACTTCTCGCAAGGACCTTGTTCCTTAGCTAAGTCTGCACTTGCCTTAATTAGGTAATAGCTCCATGCTTCTGCGTACTCGTCAACTAGTGCCAATGCACGTGGGTCGCTGTAGCTAACGTCATGCTTGGCTAGGAAGTAAGCAAAGTTAATAATGCCGTTGCCAATTGGGCGGAATTCTTTTGTAGCAAGTTCAGCAGCCTTAACTGGATAGTTCTGGTAGCTTAACAATGCATCTAGACCACGAACGCTTAGAGTACACATACGTTCAAAGTCTTGTGGCTTCTTAACGTTGCCCCAGTTCTGTGCAGATAAGGTACACAATGCAATACGGCCTAGTTCGTCGTTAATGTCATTTAACGGCTTAGTAGGCAAGTCGATTTCCGTACACAAGTTGCTCATCTTAATAGGATGTAGCTTTTCCTTAAACGGACTATGGGTGTTAGCGTGGTCCACGTTCATCAAATAAATGCGACCAGTGTCTTTACGCTCTGTCATGAACTTACTAAACAGTTCAGCAGCTTTAAATGTTTTCTTACGTAACTTGGTATTACGTTCTGCTTTTTCGTACAACTCTTTAAACTTGTCTTGGTCGTTAAAGAACGCTTCGTACATTTCAGGAACATCGTGTGGTGAGAACAAGGTAATGTCACCGCCTGTGATTAGACGTTCGTACATTAGCTTGTTAAACTGCACACCGTAATCCATTTGACGCACACGGTTGTCTTCGGTGCCCTTGTTGTTTTTAAGAACTAAAAGGTCTTCAACTTCTAAGTGCCAAATTGGATAATACAATGTTGCTGCACCATTACGTACACCACCCTGGCTGCAACTACGAACGGCAGTTTGGAAATGTTTGTAGAACGGAATTACGCCTGTATGATATGCATCACCGTTGCGAATAGGACTGCCAAGTGCTCTGATACGACCTGCACCAATTCCAATACCTGCTTTTTGTGAAACGTACTTAACAATGCTACTAGCAGTGGCATTAATACTGTCAAGGCTATCGCCTGCCTCAATGAGTACACATGACGAGAACTGTTTTTGCGGTGTGCGAACACCTGCCATAACAGGTGTAGGCAAACTAATGTCAAAATTACTGATACCATCGTAATAATCCTTAACCCACTTCATGCGTGTTTCTTTAGGGTACGCCATGAACAGTGTAGCAGCAATCATCATGTATGCTACCTGAGGGGTTTCATAAATCTCACCGCTTACACGGTTTTGTACTAGATATTTGCCACGCCATTGCTCCATTGCAACATAGGCAAAGTTTTCATCACGCTCGTGCTTGATATAACTGTCAAGCTCGTTAATTTCGTCTTCAGAATAGTTATCAAGGAGTTCATTGGTATAGTAACCAATGTTAATGTTACGCTTTACTAGCTCTAGTAAAGGCCATGGCTTGTAACCACCATATACTTGTTTATAGATGTGATAAGTTAAAAGGCGGCCAGCGACGAATTGGTAGTTAGGGTTGTCCTCACTAATTAAGTCTGCTGCGCTTTTAATTAAAGTTTCTTGTATTGCTGCTGTTTTGATGCCATTGTAAAATTGAACATGACTGTTAATTTCTAATTCACTTGCACTAACCCCAGTAATACCATCTGTGGCCCAAAAAACAACTTTATGTAATTTTTCTAGATCTAGCGGCTCTTTATTGCCGTCTCTTTTCGTAACGAATATTTGACTCATTGATTCCTCTTAATAACTATTCAAATTTAGTTCTGTGCCCCTGTAACAATAACGGAGCTCTAATTGTTCTGCGATTTGTGCTTTATTTACTACTTCGCCCTCGGCCATATTAAGTACATATTTTCCATCTTCGATCCAAGCTAAATTATAAAAGACTTTCGAATCTGGATCATAGTACACACGTAGTTCTACTAGCGGGTCATGTGTAGTGAACTTGATAGTATATAACATTCCCATCGCAATAGCAATATCGCAATAGAAATTCTCCTCAATTAATGTCCACGGATCGGGCCAGTTATTGGGGTTTTCGATATCTAGATAATAAGGCGTGAACGGACACCCAGTCCAGAAGTTCGAAACTTCTAGTACTGCTTTATCAATTGGTAGGGTGTCTAATTTTTTTCGAAATTCACGCCAACGAGCAAGACGCTCCTCGGCTTTAAGTTTCCACATGTACTGCTTAGATAGTTTTTACTTGATATGAAAGTGTTGTGCTACTTGTTGTAGAGTAATTTACGTTTGCGTGTGTTACATTAGATGTAACGCTAAAAACTAGATCAGTGCTTGCTGTTTCTGTATAGTCCTCAACATAACTAGGAGTTGAGTTGTCGTGCGATAAGACTAACGTACCAGTTCGGACTTTTGTTCCTTGCTTTAATGTATAAGTCACAATTGCATTATTTGCTGCTATGGCTGTAACAGTGCCAGTGCTTGTTGACGGAAGTGTTACTGTTGTGCTTGTTGACTGAGCTGTTATTGCAGCAACCTGGCTTGTTAAGGTAACAATGTTACCTTCTAAGACTGTAACGTTACCTTGTAACGTTGTGACGTTACCTGCAAAACTTGTTTCAAAGTCTAAAATACTATACTGAGTTAAAATCTCAGTTTTACCTAAGCTAGGTGCGCCTTCTTCAATTGTACCGTTGCCAATATAAAGCTTACGTGTATCTACGCTCCAACCAAGTTCTGCACTTGATAGGTTTGGTAAATCTGCTTCTAGGCCGCGTCTGTGTTGTATTCTTGAGATTTGGATAACTGCCATGTCTAATCCTTAACTAATATAGCTATTTAGCTAGTTAGGTAATAGAGCTCCACCCTCTTAGTCCACTCGTCTGTCCAGTAGTCAAACTCGTCTCCAGAGACTTCAAATTCCAGGTATTCTGGCGTCGAATATGTCTGATCTTCAAGCATTTTAGGCTGTACAGCCATCAAAATTACACCGTCACGTATATTGGTACCATAGGTGTGATTATGTGCCTGTGCATAGGCTGCTAATTGCAAAAAGTAATCGCCAATGTACTCGCGCTTCTTGACTTTGTTACTTTGCTTGAAGTCAAGGATCGCAGGACGACCTTTCCACAAACCTAAACAGTCAGTGGTGCCAGCATAAAGACCACTGTAGTAAAGTGGCACTTCACAGCCCCAAAACTCGTCTACATTAACAAGTCCTTTCATAATAACTTCTGCTGCCATAAACCAACTTGGGTGGGCATAGGGGTTCGCAGGAAGTGGCTTTAAGTCATCTTGTAGAATGTATTGTTCAAGATAGGCGTGCATACGTGTTCCACGATTTGCAGCTTCGGTGACAATCTGTTGGGCTTTTGCTTCGCCAACATTCTTTTTCCAATTTGCTAAGGCTTGCTTAGACTCTTCGCTTTTTGTTTTATCAAGAATGGTAGTAACGCTAGGAACTTTAGAACCGTCGGGCAAACTATAATGTCGTTTTCCTTCGATTGTTGTTCTGCTAAGGGGTGCATAATCAAATTTGTTTACAATCATGTTAACATTATACTTAGATTGTCCACGTATTACTAGCCTTGCCTACTTCAGATGATAAAATAATATCCGAGTCGCTGGCTTCAAAAAGCTCAAAAATTGTGTTGTAATAACCTTGGTTACGAGTTATGAAACTTTGTTTAGTTTCGCAGCCAGACAATAACTTTGCTTTACTAACAGGACTACTACCGTTAACAGCACGTACAGAAATTGCAACCCTTTGTGTGCTATTATCTTGCGTTTTGTGTATCACATCGCCTCGAAGTAGCAGTAAATCGCCTTCATTTAACGTCGGAGTTACCGCAAGCTCGTTAATGTTAACTGGGATCGTAAATCCTTTACCAGTTTCCTCGTCTATTACGGTGGTGTAAGTAGAGTGAGGTTCAAACCTAGTTGCACCAGAGTTAACTATGCGTTCAACTTGCGGACCTACTAGGTAGTCGATTATTTTATCCATTGGAATTAAACTCATGCCAGACAATTGCGGATCTGGTTTAGTAATTGGGATATAAAAGTTTAAGTGTTCTTTACTTTGCTGATACACATAGTAGCTTTCATGATCTTGGTGCCAATTAAAGTATACGTGTTTAGTATCAGTGTAGTTTACTGTCGGAGTTAAATGATCAATAGTTAAGCTTGTTTGTTCAGTAACTGCATCCATTACTTCTTTTAACTTCTTGCCTAATATCTTTTTAGATATCTCAGATTGTACTAACGAATAGTTTTTATTGTTAGCGACTTTGCTGTGTTTGTACTCGCTCTTTAAGAGCTTAAGTTCGCTTGCTGAAAGAAAATTGGGTATGTAAACATACCCAATTGTTTCTAAATCTTTAAAGATCATTTTAACTTCTGTTTGCTATGGCTTTGTCGGCCATCTTAGAAACTATTGCTTCTGGTTCTCCGGTGCCAGGGGCTGTGCCGCCCATGCCATCGTCACCACCGCCTTCGGGGCCGTCATCTAAACGTTTTAAGTAAACATATTTAGTGCCGGTTTTTTCGTCTTCTTTAATATCAGCAATGAAGTTTTCTAATTCGCTGTTAGACTTATATGCGTCTTCGATACTCTTAGACGTAAATGGAACTGCACCATCAGCTTGGTGCATGTTTAACATTTGTGCCAACGCATTGATTTGAATACGTGGTACTAAATGCTTACCTGCACTCTGAGCTTGTAAATATGATAGTGTTGTTAGCAGATCTGCGTCGCCGCGAGCATCTGCTTCATCTTCAATGATCTCATCGTAGTCAATTGAGAATTCGAATAAACGCATTATCTACGCTCTCTACCTAATTCTTCTGCGCCGCCGGCAGCAGCATCAGTAGCGCCAAATTCGTCGCCACCCATATCAGGTGCGCCCATGCCGCCTAAGTCGGCGCCTGCACCTAAGTCAGCACCCATGTCGCCACCCATATCAGGTGCGCCCATGCCCATACCCATGCCCATATCGTCGCCGCCTTCGCCAGCAAGTACACGAGCTGCGCTGTCGGCTTCTTCACGACCTTGTTGTAGAGTTTGTGCTAATTGTTGTAGGATTGGAGAAACAGTGCCTTTAAATGCTTCTGCTTTTTCCATTGAGATTTGATCTCGGATAGTGTCTAGTAGAGCTGGCATTTGTTCGTTCTGCATCTTGCTGATCTTTTCCAACATACCTTGGATTTCATCAACCATGCTCTTAGCGGCTAGAATAGCTTCGCTCTTGGCCATTTCGCTTTCTTGTACTAGAACGTGTTTGTTTTCTAGCATCCAGCGATCTAGGCTTTCGCGCACAAACATTAGTTCCATGTACTGAGGATTCTTCTCAGCAACATGAATGCCATGTGTACGCTTAATTTTGTTTAGGCTTTCGTTTAGCCCTGTAGCTAACGTAAATGCCTTACGGAATGTTAAATTGTCAAAATCAATTTTGAAGCCGAAACGACTTTCAACGACTTTGTTCATTTGCTTTGCAGTTGGCTTAGAGCCGAATTCTTGTAGTTTCATAATGGTTTTCCAGTTTCCCAAACTTTCAAGTATTTATTCATTCTTAAAGTTTTTTCTAAATCATTTCGTGCTAATTCAAGCACTATTTTGGTGTCGTAATAGCGACTAGCAACAATATCAAGGGTTGTATAGTCCTTGCGCTTTGCAGCGTTACGCATAGACGCTTCGTAATGTCGAAAGTTGCTTTCAAGTTTACTTACCTTTTGATCTTTGCCCAGGATTTCATCAGCTGACTTATACCTACGACTTTGATACAACAGGCTGTACAGTGTAGCACTTTTCTTGTTAACAAACGAGCAAACAGTCTCGTTATATTGGTTCACTAATGCCCAATGACTGTTTTGCTGTTTAACTCTCTGACGGCCAACTTGTAAGCCATCTTTAATCGGGACTATAGGCAGCTCGTTGTTGTCAATTAACCGCTGGATTTCTTCTCGTGTCCAGCGTTTAACGTATGCTGCAAAAATATCAGAAACTGTTTCAACAGTTGCTATTTGTACCTGACGTTTAGCCTTGCTCAGGTTTCGCTTTGTAGTATGTTGTTGTGCCATTATTATTTTTTCGAATTAACAAGTCTTTATTGACTAATTGATTGGCTATAATTATTTCGCGCTCATCAAGAGCTCGACGTGGAATAGATGTTTGTTCACCGAATTTAGCCAATATATCAGCTTCTTCGTTTGTAATTGCAACGGTCAAGTTGCTGTTGATTAGTTCTACAATTTTCATTTAATGTGAATGATAAGTGTAATGATTGCACCCACTAATGCCCCACCGATTGTAGTTCCGATAGTTAGCATCATTTTATAAGGGCCAGTTACTTCCTCATTGCTTTTAGTTTCTGCAGGTTTGGATGCCTTGGCAATGGCCTCTTTAATTTCTATTAGATAACCTTCGACTTTGTCCATGCGGTTTTCTAAGTTTTGTAGTTGTGTTTCCAAGCTAGAGTACCTTACTGCACAGATCTCTACGTGCGCCTCTAGACTCTTCTTTTCAATATCTAATGAAGCCATTGCTTCTCGCCCCTTATTTTTATTATAGTTGCGATGCATTGTGTATGCCTGTGTGTTGCCTTGATATGAGCCATAATGGTGCGGTGAGCATCAGTAGTGTATTTAGTTTATCTATTAAATAGATTACCTACTCTAAAGGTAATATTCTTTAACGAACCGTGTGAATAGAATATAGGCAAAATAAAACGTGCAGTTTCGTCTAGTCCACACACCACCGGCACTTGGTTAAAGTCATCCTTTAATAACCCTAATAGGTCATCATCTTTAAGGAATACTTCTTTGTGTTCTACAGCAAAACTTGCAACCCAAACTCGTTGGTCCTTACCGTGATGCATTTCTCCAAACAGTTCTGCTACAATATCTGCGGATACTATGTCTCCCACTGGCTCAACGACTGTCATAGGTTGTGCCCGGAGCCCAATGACTTGCAATACTGATTCCCAGTTGCGTTGTTGGTTTCGTTGAAATTCTGACTCAGGTGTATTACGAACAACATTTGTTTTTGTAATATCCACTAACGTGCATATAGTAAAGTATTCTAAATTCTCGTTCATACACATACTTATGGTCATAAAAAAAGCACTCATAAAGAGTGCTTTCTTTTTAGTTAAACAACTAATTAAGCGAAAGTAGATCCGCTTAGACCGCTGTAAACTGTGAATACGCAAGAACCGCTAGTAGCAGCGTTTGCTTCAGTTTGCATTTGAGCGATAACTGTTGTAGAACCGCTTTGGTCTGCTGTGTTGTCGTTAACTGTTGTAGGTAGACCTTCAACAACGAACATTGCGTTGCCGCCCGATGGAGTACCAACGATAGTAACTGTAGAATAACGCTCTAGAACGCGAACTACTTTTTCGAAGTTGCTTTCTGGGCTTGCGTAGTTAGTTTGGATACCAGTTAACGCTACGTTAACAAACTTAAGGTCGCGACCTACAAACTCACCTGCTAGTGCGCCACCGTTTACTCGTGTAAATGTTGCCATTTTATTTTCCTTTAAATTATATGGGCTTACGCCGCATGTAAATATTTATCAAATTGGCAAAATAACTGCTTTATTTGTTAAAATGTGCAACACCAAACACACCACGGTTTACAAGCTTTACTAGTCCATCGGGAGTATTAAAAACAAATCCTTCGCCAGCACGTTGGCCGCCCACAGTTTGCTCAAACCCTGTAACTTGTTGTTCTAACTGTATTGTTAAATTAACTTTAAGTTGGTATACAGCATTCCATAATGTTCTTAACGCTTCGTACCCGTTAGCATTAGTGTACAGATAACCATCTTTGTTATCACCAAGTAGTTTCCTTGCTTGTGATCCGCTAGCATTTGCTGCCATCCAGGTATACGCATCATCACGAGTTTGCTGCGTGATTTTCTTATTAAAATAAGTGCGTAGTTTATCCCTAGCAACCCCGTCCATACCTAGTAGGAACTGCTCTGCTTCGGGAATCAAATCCTTGGCTTTTTCAGCTGATGCAACTAACTGTGTGGGTTCGCTAAGTTTAAATTGCAGCCCAGCAGTTGGGTTAATAATAGCCACACTACCATTATTGGCTAAACCTGTTTTCCCGTCCCATGGTTCGCCGTTGCGTTGATGCACAACTAAAATAGCATTCTTGCCGGTAACTAACTTGCCCATTGCGGTGTTTGGCTGAATACGATAAGTTACTGTTGGACCTGTAAATTGATATGCACCTTGTGTAAGTGGCAAACTACCACTTTCACTTACAGTCATTAAGTCACCTTTGTAGATGCCGGGCTCCACAACACTTGCATTTAGTCCTGCCCAGATTGCTCCTAGCTTTCCGTACAAGTCTCCACGTGTAGTTCCGGACTTCTTAATGTCAGTGTCGTAATATTGCCAATCCTTGGGACTATGTGCATAAAATCCTGCAGGCATATACTTGTCGTTGATAAAGAACTTGCCAGTTGGATCAATCCCAAAAATTAAAGCAATGCCGCCATCCCATTTAATACTAATACCACTAGGATCAGCAATTACGTTAACTAACGCATCAATATAACGCTTTGCTGCATCGCCGCCATCGAAGATTGCATCCTCTGGATGAGGAATACGTAACTTAGAAGTACCTTCAAATAGTGTATTAATAAATTCTAACATCAAACACTTTCCGGCAAAACGATTGTGCCGTTAATGGCATCTTGTTTTGCTTGTGCTAGCTTTCCATCCTTTTCCGGATCATTTGCTAACGCATTAATAATAGTCGCAACACTATTTAAGTCATTTGCAGTTGCATTTGGATGCAGAAGAATCTTGGCTACTTCGTCCCTAGTTCTAGCAATAACAACATCGTCATTGCGTCTAATTAGTTTGGCAGAAAACTGATCAAACTTTAAACCAAGGTGTTTAGCAATACTGCTGATTAAAATAAAAATGTGGCCACCAACAAATTTGGGATCGTTGTACATACCACGTAGGCCATGTTGGTGCCATTCAGCAACAATCGCGGCATCGGAGATTACCATTAAGTCGACTTGGACTGTGTGTTCTCCAGTATCAGTATTGTACGGGGCTTCGATGTGTACGTTTCGCCCGGACAATCTAGTTTTATAACCATGGCTGGTCATAAATTGCTGCAATGTACGGCGTGCCAACTTTTGATCATCAATTTTAAAATTGCCCATTAATGCATCAGCATCAACAAACAAATCAATGTCATGGCTAGCAGATTTAAACCCAGCTGATCCAATGTTAGCAATTAACTTGGTACCGCTGGGTAAATCTTTATAAACGTTTTGTACTACATTGTTGACGTATTCTTTGGGAATGTAAGAGTCACCAAAGAATCCGCCAACTGTGTTTTTTTGGGTCATAGTCTGATATTAGCTCGTTTAGCTAGTATAGCACTAAAATCCATTTCTGCCAAGGCCGGTTGTTGGCCCTTTAATTTGCTTTGTAAGAACCCAGGTTTGTTTTGATCATCTTGGGCACTTGCTGTTTGTGCAGGTGCGGCCGGTTCTTGTGGAACTGCCTTTGCTCCAGTAGTTGGCTGGATAGCAGGTTGTTGCGGTACTCCGCCTGTTGGTACATTGTAAGTAGTCTTACCGTAGCCTGTTGATTGTTGACCAAAGTTTGGTGTTGCAGCTGGTTGTCCATCTTTAGCAGGAATGCCTGCAGGTGCTGCACCAAGTTGGTTAGCCATGCGAGCTTGTACATCTTTACCTTGTGGCTGCGCTGTTGCGGCTGCTGCTTGTGGGCTAGTAGAAGCAGGAGTTCCTTCTGGAGCTCTATTATTTTTCCATACCGCAGGATTTTGCTGGGCTTGTGCAGCTTGGTCTGCGGCAGGGGTTTCTAGTGGCTTGCCTGTTTGTGTATCAAACTTATCAGGGTTAGCGGCTTTTTCGGCAGCTCTAGCTTTTTCGTTCGCTGCTTCGCCTGCATCGTGTTCTGCGGCGCTATTATATTTCTCACCAGTTTCTGTATTAAATCCAAAGTCACCGGCTGCTCCCTGTGCTTGCGCCTGTTGTTGTGCAGGCTGTTGTTGCGCCTGTGCGTTCTTATCCATTTCAGCATTTGCGGCTGTTGCGGCTGTTTTTTGTTTTTGCTGACGATCAAGCATTGCCGCTGTTGCAGGATCCACTGGTGTATTGTCGGCCATGTTAACCCATTGTTGACCAACTTTCTTGTATTGATGCTCTTTACCTTGAGCATCTTTTACTTTTTGCACATCGTCGCCGGCCTTAGGTGACATTAAACTCTGACCTGCCGCACCCATACCAACACCTGCTCTCATTGCATCTTGAGCGCCTTTGAATAATCCAGCAACTTTGTTGCCAGCATCCTTAGCTGTGCCACCAACTGCATCGCCATATTGTTTTGCAACGCCAGGTTGCTTAGTGTCAGTTGTCTGAGTAGATGTTTGCTGAGGAGCACTATTAGTTTTAGCGGCCGGAGCACTAGCTGATGGTGCTGGTTGGTTAGCTTGTTTTAGCTGTGTTTTTAGATCAGCTAGTTCTTGTTCTTTTTGTTTAATCTGCGATTCAATCCCTGCAGATTGTGTGTTAGCGGTTGCAGGAGCAGATTGTGTGTTAGCAGTTGCAGGAGCAGATTGTGCGCCTGTGCCATCTTCGGGGCCGCCAATTGCTTCAACCCCACCTTTGTAGCCTGCTTTAACTGCACGGGCTATACCCTGTGGGACACTCGCAATACCACCAATGCCTTTGCCGATTGCACCTAGTGTATTGGCAGCGCCGGTTTTAACACCTTGCCACGATAGCTCGTCTAATTGTTCAGTATTCTCGTTAAGTATTTGGTCTATTTTCATTCTTGGTCTCTATGTGATTCACGGAGACTTCGAATTTTACGTGCAAATTTGGCTGGCTCTTGACTACGGATACTGTTTAATAACCTACGTTCAAGTTCGTCAGCTGTTTCTGCATCGTAATGTTCTTTGATGTAATTTATTAGATTGATGGCACCAGCAATAACGTTGCTGGCGCGGCTTTCGATAAGACTTTCCTTATCACGCTGTGCGCCGATCCCAGCTAGTTCTTCTAATATACTACGTGTTTGTTTACGCAAAATCCTGCTCCGATTCTAGTAATATTTATGTATTTTGTAATAGATCGGAAAACTCAATCTGACTTCTTGAACCCGGCAATCATTTGCTTAAGCTTAGTACTTTGCACATCTGCTGTTACTTTTTTAGCAGGTTGTTCCCATGCAGGAGTCCCTGTTGCACGTTGGAATCTACTTACTGTAGGATTTTCGTCGCCGTCATCAGGTGCCTGGGTCGCTGGGCGCTGTTTAATTTGATTCATAATGCTAGCAACTCTCGGTGGCCCACCGTCTGAGTTTTCAGGGATTCCAGGGTCAGTGATACGCATATTTTCAATGCCATAGTCAAGTTCAACTTTTTGCCCAACCCCTGTAGAACTACGAGACTTCATACATTGAATTTCGTATTTGCCTGCTTCTTTCATACGTCTGCTAGTAAAGATACCGAATACGTTATCCGCTGTGTTAATCTTAGAAATACCGCCGGAAATATGACTGTGGTCAAACTCTGCTTCGTCAACTGCACTACGGTTCAACTGCGAAGCTGTAACCATAAGCATACCTAGCTCTTTAGCTAAGTTACGCAATTCTTCCGAAACATACTTATCCTTAACAAACAAGTCGTTAGGACTAACCTTTGCACTTACCGGCATCAGCAAGTCCAAATAGTCAATCATCACAAAGTCAACTCTGCGATTTGTTTGGATTTGATATTCCTTTAAGTATGCCCTTACATCATTAATGTTACTTTGTGCAGGCAGTGCTTTAATTTGATACGTGCCGGCTTTCTTACCTGCAACAATAACTTTCAAGCTTGTACCATCGATATCTTTGCGGATTTCTTTTGTACCGTCACCAGTTAACATTGCATCAGTACGCAAACTAACAAGTTCTTCACTAAGTTCTAGTGTAATGTAAACACCGTTAAGGCCTTGTGATAACCAGTTAAGTGCAATGTTCATCATAACCAGCGACTTACCAGAACCAGATCCGCCTGCAAAGATGTTTAGTTCACCACGTGAGAACCCACCGTATAGCAGTCTATCCAGTTGTGGCCATCCTGTGCTTACTTGGCCGCCGCTGTTAAAATATTTGTTAATACGTGCTGCCGGATCCGCAAAGTAGTCAGTACCTAAGTCTTTTTGCAAACTAATTTGTACTGCATCTTTGATTAGTTTCTCAACTGGATCAAAGTCACCCTTTTCTAATAAGTCAGCTGACTTTAAAATAGCACGTTCAAGTTCTTGTCTGCGAGTAAATGACTCAAATTCAGACATAAACCATTCTGTGTGGTTTTCATTTAGTTCAGGGACTGGCTTTAAGTCGACACCAGTAACAGCTTTAACTTGTTCAGGAGTTGGTAGTGTCTTATATTCAGCCGTGTGGGATTTTAAAAATTCTGCTGCTGCTCTTAAACTACGATCGAAGTTTTCGGAATTATAGATGTTAGAAATTCGCACAAAACTTTGTGCATCCTGTACCATCATTTCTAAAAATAGTTTTTGTAAATCTGTTGAATACTCTTTTGTCATTATTAACTATGTATGCGCTTTTTATGTAACTCAATTTTTAACCGACTCGATTGTTTACCTTCTAATATTGCCTTAAGGGTAAACAATTTCCCATATTTTTCTACTGCTGCACTAACGTCTTTTACAGATTCATTCCAGATAGGAAAACTAACTGACCAACCGAACTCAATAGCCTGCTCCACAAGCTTCGAACCGGCCCATACGTTTTTCCCTTTGACAAGTTTACTGTCAAAGTCCGGTACGACGATGACTTCACGCCCAAGGCTGTCAATAATATCAGCTTGTATCTCACTGCACTCGTTACTAAGGACAGCAACGCCATCAACTGCCATCGCATCGAAGGGTCCTTCAACGACAATGACAAACTTCTTCTCAGGAGTCTGCCGGTCCATGTTAAAGACGTAGTTAGGTTCGTAGTCTGCGTAGTATTTTGGTTTAATGCCATCTTCGAATGTCCTCGACGTGGATCCTATTAACTGCCCTTTCCAGTAGCACGGAACAATTACACGCTTATGCATGTTATGCTCATCGTCTTCTGTAGTGTAGAACTCATACCTACTTAGGAGATTGCCCCCGCGGTGGTCTACGTATTCAACAGCTCGCTTTAACGATTCGGGAGTAACATAGTTGTCGTCGGTTAGTGCTAAGAATGTAGTCCACTCACTAAAACTTTTTGCTCCCAAGGGCAGGGGGCGTGGATTAAACGAGACTTCTTCCTGTTGTTGTTCTTTTAGTTCTTCAGGATTTACTAGTTCCTTAACCCTAATGGCATCAATTACCAAACGCTTAATGGAGTTTTCATCTGCGCCAAACCAACTCAGGAGTTTACGGAACTTATAGTTTAAGTGCCTGCCTGGTGTGTAGTTAGCTTTAAAGCCACAGTTGAAACAAGAATAAGATATTGAACCATTGGGGTTTGCAATTAAACCGCCACGCCCCCTGTTATCACGGCTTTCGCCGGTGTGCTCACAACAGACAGCATTAAAAGAAGTCCACCCGCTGACAGAAGTTTTCCGTTTAGCGGGCAGAAGTTGTAATACAGCGTCTCTAATTGTTGTTAGCATTGAACTATTATATAGTCTGCAATGCTAGAACTCAAATAATTTAGTCTTGTTTGACTACATTAGCTTGCCAATCGCTAACGCCTTTGTACTTTAAAAAGTTGTATTGGGCTGCTAAGTGAACCGACGCAGTTGTTGCTTGGTCAGAAGTTTCCAATACGATTGTGTCGTTGCCATGAACACTTACATCCTCAGTGATGTTTAACGACGGGCTATGAATAGACAGTTTGTACGTAGACATAAAATTCTCCAGATATTGTATTTATAGTTAACTATGCCATATCAGAGTAATACGCAGGCAATACTTCTAAATCCAACGGCGCACCATAATTGTCGTCAACGTACAATGGCGCTTCAGTTAGATCATCTTGGTTAATTGTCTTGGTTGTTAATTTGTAAAAACGTTGCTCTAAACTATCAATTGTAGTTTTGTCTAAAATTACAGTACCCAAGCCTTTTGTAATATCGACCCAAGTTACCGGAAACGTTTGCACCGTTACTCTGTTTACTGGATCTTGTATTTGTAGCTCAACTGCATACCCAGATAAGTCTACTTTCTTTTGGTCTTGGTTCTTAATAACAATTTGTAAAGGGTTGTCAATTCCCTGATAAACTTTAATTGGGCGGCTGTACACGATTCTATTCCTTACAGTGAAAATGGACATGTCCAAAATTTGGACCTCCACTTTTTGGTCTACTAAATATAGTTTGATAGTCTGCATTTGTTGGGCAATCTTTTAGATATTTATCGTAAAAGTGGAAATAGATATTAAGGCATTATTAGAGCAATACCCCTACTTGACATACATTGTCTATGGCGGTAACGATTACGTGGGCATTGTTCAAAATGCAGACGAACAAATCACCACAATCTACGACTTTGGTAGCTTAAAAACACCAGAGCAAAAGTCAAAGTTCCTGGAACTTGGCGAACAATGGTGGTGGGAAAGCAATAGGATTATCCCTATTAACGTTTTCCTTAAGAGTGACTGGACTTTGTTCAAGTTTTGTGTTAAAACTATGAACAGCAAGGACGTAGAAATTAAGTACGGGCCCCAGACAAGCCTAAAAGAAATCGCCGCAAAACGTAGTAAGCGGCGTTCAATAACTTTAGTTCGTAAAGTTTAACTATTCTGTTCGCAGATTAGATTCATGTGTACCGCAACTAGGTGTGCATACGCAATCGCGTGAGCTTTCTTAAACACATACCCTTCGTCAGTTGCATCCCAGATAGTTTTAGCAACTTCTGCCCACTTTAGCCCAATTAAGTGTCGCTTGCCCGGGCGAATAATAGCTAAGAACATTGCTAATCTCGGAATACTGTTAATGGGCTCAGGCATTTTAGCCATTGTATCGTGATGATTACCGATGTGCATAAGTTTACTAGAGAATTCCTCGAATGTCAGTAGGCTCCATTCGGGTTCTTGATTCATTAAACGATCAAGGTGAGCTTCATCCTTAATCTGTGTATATAACGAAACGTTTAAGAAGTCTAACTTAGCATACCCTAGTTCTTCTGCTGCCTTGTGATCTATGCTAGCAATTCCCATAAACGGGTCAACGGGAATATCCGTTGGGTACACCCCTGTATTGTGTTTAACTAACTTATCGTCGCGCTTAATACTTGCAGGTGTAACATTCAATGCTGCAAGTGCTAGTTCTCGATTACCAAAGTCAATATCAATATCACTCTTAAACTTCATTTCCTGCCCATCTTAATGCAAACAATGTTGCATAACTTTCTTCATAGTCCTGCTCGCTCTAATACAGTCCTAGTCCACTCAACATCTTCGGGATAGTCTTTAAACTTAGCTTGCCAGTACTCCGGATTGATCTGCGTTATAATCATCGAAACTTGGTCTTCACGGAGGCTATCAAGAAACGCAACGCCGCTGGCACAATTGTATATAACCCAAGGACTAATACGACCGGCACTAATATGATGCACAATCCTATTACCATTGCCGTATCTAAAGTAGTCTGTAAACCCGTTTTTAAGTTCTGGATGTTCCTCAGCATATTTTGTCATTTCCTTTAATGCACGTTCTAGTGCATCTTGGACTGCTTCTTTCTTTATGTAATCTAACAACCACTCCTCGTACAAACTATCTTTGCACCAGTAGTCAAGTTTTTTGTTGTTCTTTAACAACCATTCAGTAAAGCTGGTTGTGTTAATGGCTCTAATGGATACTAAGTAACGCCCAAACTTAACAAATGCAGTGTAGTATGGGCTGTTACAAAAATCGTCATAGCTTTTGTGTTTAGTTGTACCTTGCGTTAGCTCATAAAACCTATAGTAAGCACGATAACCAAACTGCACACCAGTTTCGCCTTCTTGTTGTGCTCTACGTTTCTTTTCGCATACATGAGAAGTTAGCGTAGATTCACGCATAAACTCCTTATTGCAGTACTTACACTTGTAACCTGTCATAGATCAGATTTGATTCGCTTTTCGTCCCATCCGTGGCTACGTGCCAACTCCTTTAAGTCGTCCTTTGAGTTAATCTGAAGCATTAAATCAATTTCGTCGTCTTTGGCTTGCGGATACACTTCTTGTAAAAACTTAAATGCTTTGTTGTTGTTTTCTTTTTTGCCTGCTGCTAGCCACTTGTGGTACTGTTTGCCCATGTTAGGGCTAACGGTAGTTGCCAACAGCCACTGAAACTTCTTATGCTGTGCTGTATTAATGTCAAAGAAGTTTTTGTTTAGTCGTTCGTTGGTACTCATTAAGTAGTACGCTTGCAATTCTGGACTGCCTTCAACTGCACTACCCCAACGAATCATAATATACGGACTAAACTTCTTTTGTTCTTCTGGTGACAATTCATCAAAGAAGTTCCTATTCTTCTTATCAAACTGTAGCATCTCGTTTGAAATATGTAGTTTATCCATTTTGTTCTTTTAATAAGTGATACAATATTATAACACGTTCAAGCTCTTCTTGCATTACAGGATTGCTCTTTCCCATTCTGCGTATATCGCCCCACAGTTTATCTTCATAAATGCGATCCATCATCGATCTGTTCTCTTTAGTTAGAGTTCTAGCGATCTCACCGTACTCACGTTCATACACCGTGTTGCCCCCATCGGGGCTTTCAAAGATTTTTGCCATCAATGATTCCTTGTGCCATTAAACACGCAATTAAACAACATGTGCATTTCGCCATCGTTTATTACTTTGTGGAAAGCACCATCAGGAATTAAAATAATGTCTCCGGGACTAACATCAAATGGTTCCGAATCTTCGTTACCAACAATCATTTTGCCCCAACCTTGAACAAAGAAGTAAACTTCCTCTTGTCCCGGGTGCCTGTGCCCACGAGTTTCTTTACCCTTAAGCAACTTAGTTGAGCTCAATACTAAATCATTTAATGTTTTGTTATCTTTAATCAGATATGTTTCGTCATCCTTAATAACATTGCCGCCAACATCAAATTCATTAACTTTGTACATTACCACACCTTTGAATAGTTCACCACTTCGCTTTGTCTCGAAATATCTTTTACAAAAAATGCACACAGTGGTTTATCTGCATTTTCACTTAGGGGTACTGCAAGCATCTGTCCGGGCTTGAGTTTAGGGAAATACCATTTAACGTCTTGATAGATGTCTACAATTTCCACACTCTTAAACTCGGGCCTAAAGCCTTCCATTGGATTAAACGTAAAAACACTAAAGCCCCTATCATTAATACTTGTCAGTGGCACAACTTCCAAGTCACCCAAGTCTGGTTCGCCAATTAAGATTTGCCAATCCACTGGCATTTTGATAATTTCATCACCGATACGTAATACAAGTGCAGGACTGTTAAATGATTCTAAAAAGATTAACGGTATATAAAAATAATCTGGGTCTTTTGGGTCGCTGTTGTCTAATACGCAAAACCTTAAGTCCTCAACTTCGTCTGGGATTTCGTTCATCTCGAAACTCTTATTATCTAGTGTAAGTATTCTCATATTGTTATTCTATATATAGGCCGCAATTGATGTTGCTAAACTGTTCAATAACATCGCGGTGTAAGGGAAACTGCTCTAATGGTACATCCGCAGTCGCCAAATATCGTACATTATAGTTAAATGTACTGGCAAAGTAAACCTTTTTAGTGTTTACCAATTTAAATGCACTGTTTACAACCTTGTGGTGTATGTGCCCATAATCCCCATCTTCATTGTGGGTCAGGATTAACTCAGCATCCTTGCATTCTTGTTGCAAACTAGCTTCTGCATCAATACCGTACCAAAAGTTTAGGTGCTGTGTTTGCTGATCTTTGTAGTCATCTGTAAAACCTAAGAACTTAGTGTTAACATTACGTGAGTTCCAGTAAGCAGAAACTTCCCGAGCACGTGGATCTGTGTGCATATATGTTAGGTAAACGATAGTCCAGTCATACTCGGGGTGTGCATCAATGTAGGGGCGGGCAAATATAACGCAGTCATCTGGGTGAGCTACTGCACAATATGCTTTCATAGTCCCCATTGCTCCTTGATAATCTTGTAGTAAACGTCTGCAAGATACTCTTGACTCTTAGGATGGCCGTGATATCCGGGATCCGGACCTTCAAATTGCCATTCGTTTGTACTGTATGCCGGAGTATCTTCATAACGCAATGTTAAACACTTGTCCGGAACAACACTAGGGATAGCATCACGCACAGTATTACTAGTCCACATGTTGTTTGCAACCAACAAAAACGGAATACCGGCATAATGTAATTGCATAATGCCATCACGCATAATCCATTCGTCTTGTTGACGCTTCCATTCGCTGTCGTACATAAAGTTAATGTACTGTTTAACTGCGGCTTGGGTGTTCTTGTCAATCTTACTACTGCGGTAAGGATGCTCGTAGTTTTCTGCTAGGCTAAAAATAGTTTCGCAAATCATACGGTAATGATTGTTGCCGTAATTTACATTATCGATTCCTGCTTCACGGTCGTACCCAATGCCATGATTCTTTTGTAAATGCTTTTGCAAGTCACTGTTCCATCCTTTGTTCTCATCTTTAGGCGGAACATATGGTGCGGCACCTGCAGGAATCTCCATGCGGTCATGAAACGTGGGTGCAATAATAGCAAACGTAGGGCGCTGGCGTAATACTTCGTCAATTTGCACACGGATACCACCATTGGAGCAACCCTGCCGTGCTAAAATTTCCACATCCCATCCCAATTTACGTGCTAACACCTCGCCATACGCTGTGCCGGGTAACTTTTGACTTGGTGCAGAAAAGCTACACCCACATACAATTAATTTACTCATTGCCAATCTACTTTCTCTGTTGTAAATGGATAGTTAGCATCTTTGTAAAATGCTTTGCGCTTAGTTAAATGGCGCTTGGCATACTTACATGTTGATGTAACGTCCCAAATTTGAACAAAATCTTTGTCCTCTGCTTTACGAATACCACGACCAATGGATTGAATAACTCGTGTAAAGCTCTTACCCGGCTCAATTAGAACCAAGTTAAAAATACGAGGTATGTTAATACCAACTGCGGCTACGCCATATGTTGCAATAAACACTTTGTTGGTTGCTGTTGCTACACTGTCGTATTCTTCTTTGCGATCGTTTGCTTTTGTTGCGCCACTAACAAATGCAACTTCGGGTTTGTCACTCAATAAGCTAAACAAGTTACTCAATTCAACTTGTAACATCTTGCCAGTTTCGATTCGATCAACGAGAATTAGTGTGTTGCCACCTTCCTTGATCTTTTCGACCATTCTAGCAATATACGCAATACGAGATGCAGTTGTAACCAAGTACTTTAACTCGCTTTGGTAGTCTTTATACTCAACATGATCCACTAACTGTAAAATGTTAACGTGACATTGTGCTAAGTGTCCTGCTTCCTGTAATGTACTCGCAGCCAATTGTCCCACAACTGGACCTAAACTACAGAAGATACTAACTTGTGCGTATTCTTCTTTAGGCACTGTACCAGTTAAGCCCCAACGAATCGGAACTCGAGCAAACACACTAGTTAGCAATGTCTTTAGAGCATCAGCTTTAGCCATGTGAACTTCGTCAACCATAACTAAAGAAACTCCATCAACTAAATCGTCAATGATAAAGTCTTTTGGATCCTTAACAAGTCTGAAACTTGCAGGTTCGTCTTCGCTGTTGCGGCCTTCACTATTCTTTAATAAAATGTTAAGACTCTGCCATGTACAGATAGTATGGGTATGCCCAACTTCCTTGCGGTCACCAAAGTACACGCCTACATCTAAACCTAAGTTGCGATAGTCTGCTTCCGTTTGCTTAACCAAGTCTTTGTTAGGGACAATAACAACGCTCTTGCCATACTTCTCAGCCATAAGACTAAGTGTCGCAGTCATTAGCGTCTTACCTGCGCCTGTAGCAATCTCCTGAATGCTTTGCGGATTCTGCAGGAAGTTGTTAATAATTTCAACTTGATAATCCCGTAGCATAACAGGTTGACCGGCAGCTGGATGACCAACAGGCCAGCACTTGTGTGCAAACGTATCTTCGGCAATAGGATCCCAGTCAAATTGAGTTGAGTAAGTACGTGTATCTTGTACATTAACATCGTACCCCTCTTCGACTAGAACAGGAATAATATCGGGCAGCAAATTAATATATGTGCTACCACCTAGTGCAAAATAACTTACTTTGCCATCCCATCGACCTAGTCTTACCGCGGGCAAATAACGTGCGCCCGGGACTTCATATTTGAATTTATCAACTAACTTTTTACGAGTTCTGAGCTCTAAACCTTCGACCTTAACGTTAACTTCGTCTTTAATAATTAAATTAGCTTGCAAAGCCCTTTATCCCATCGTTACTCTTTTTCTTCTGGAACACTTGCGCTGCACAGTAGACAATTTTCTCTGAGCGCTGTACCATAAGTTCTTTTTCTCCACCGTAAATCATACCTGCACCACTAATTAGTAAAGGTGCATTGGTTTTTACCGGCTTTGTAATGTACACAATCTTTGTGTTTTCAGTTACTGGCTGTTTGGTGTTGCCAGAAAGAATTGAATATTCATCTTGACTACACTGTGCTTTGATTTGATCCAACAGTTGTCCACTTAAATCTGGCTCATACACATATACTGGTAGCCGGTTTAACTTTTGTGCATAGTCAATGACTGTACTAAAGTTATCGTTTCCTAGCATTGCTGTTGGCTCAATTTTGAGTTCTTTGTTTGTAAGCAAATTAACAAACCGTGGCCCATATTCTTCAACAAGTGCGTTAAGAATGTCTTCATCAACAGTATACCCTAGAATACCGCTAAAGTCAATTAACTTCAGTAAGTTTTCCGGAGACAATTCACCAACGTGCGTTTGCAAATATTCCAGCATAGACTCTGGAGCATTTTCAATTTGTAATTGGCCATCTTTGATAGTTAAGCAAATACGGTAATTGGTACTTTCAACTTCTGCAATTTTTAAAACAAGTTTTGTTACTTCTGAATCAATCTCAAACTTATTTACTTCTGCAAACACGTTAACCCAATTAAGATTGTACTCAGTTAAGTCAAGTTGCCAGACTTTTTTATCCGGGTTCCAGCGACTCTTTCCTTGACTCTCTTTCCCAAATGCTCGCATAGAATCAATCATCTTTTGATTGTACGGAAACTTAACCATGATAGATTCGTTTTCGATGTACAGTCGAGATGAATAATCCATTGGCCTAATAGGCAAACGATACACTGGATTTTCAACAGGTGCTACATCAATGTTCTTTTGTGCAAGTTGTCGCTTATACGTTAAAACAATCTTTTGTGCTAACTTAGCTTGTTTCTCAGTGTAACCAATGTTTTGTAGTGTTTGGCTAGCCATCTTCGATATAACATCAGTGTCATACCGAGCCAAACTAATGATAGGTTCGCTAATCCAGCTATTGGTTGGCTTTTGCGTAACCATGTCACGCTCGCCTGCAATAACTTCAATATAATCTTCGACTGTGTTAAATGTAATCATCATACGTTATTATAGCATATCTAGCTTAAAGAAAAAACCCCGAATGTTACCATCCGGGGCAAAACTACGGGCAAGGAGCCATCCAAAAATCCCGTAGCATAACAATTATTCTTCTGTCTTATCTTTGTTAGCTTTGCCAGCACGGTAGCCGGTGTAGATCAAACTACCAACGATCGCTACCACGCCAACTGCCATTAGAAATTCCACAATTACAATCATCGTACACCTTCATCTTTGCGAATCATGTCTGCTACTGCGGCATTGTAGATTCGATTGTACACACCTTTGAACACGCCTTTAACCAGTGCTTCAATACCGTTGATGATATCACTGCACAAGTTTTCAATCAAGCTAAAGGGCCAGATAATGATCCATGCGGTGATAGTGTCTAGCATCTTGCTTGGATGATAGTCCTCGATTCGGCGCATCTGGTAAGCATCATGCTGAGTTCTACTAATTTCTTCAGCCTTAGCAACAATGAATCGTTTGTAGCGATAGAAGCTCCAAGCAATACCAAAGCACACATACCCAATTGAACAGATTGCAATGCTTCGTAACGGCACATCAAAGTAAAAGAACGCACTTACTGCCGCTACCAATGCCCAGAACACTGCCCAACCACGGGACTCGCCGTGTTCGCACCAAATGCCCAAGATGCACAATACTAAGATTGCGGGCCAAGTTGCAAGGAAGGCCACTCCAAATAAAATACTTTCAAACATGTTACTTTCTCCTTAATCCCAAGAGCTTGACGAGCCGCTGTCACTGCTGCTCCAGCTTGAGCTAGAGTCACTGCTAGAGCTAGACCATGAGCTGCTCGAGCTAGAGCCACTGTCCCACGAACTAGATTTGCTAGAGCTACGTGAGCTAGAGTCATCATCCCAACTAGAGCTACGTGAGCTAGACTTGGGAGTATCGTTGCCAATGTCGTCCCATGAGCTACGTGGAGCAGGAACTTCACGCACAGTTTCGCGGATTACAGTACGCTCAGTATCATGGTGATGACCATGATCGCTCAACATGTTACCAATTAGCACACCAGTCAGCATGTCGTTGCTGCCCGAGTTAGTGTGGACCACTGTTTGTGTTGGTTGGACTGCTTGGGCCGAAGTGCGGTACATACGTGCGCTGGCTTCTGCTGCATCAGCGCGGGCCTGTGCTTCGCGGCGCTCCTGTGCTTCAAGAAAGAGTCGTTGCTTCTCAGCCGCTTCTGATTGCTCTTTCTTAAACTGTGCTACTGTTTTCAACTTGTCAGGGTTAGCTGGGTCGAAACGTTCGTGTCCATAGTTCTTGTGAGCTTTGAGTGCGGCCTCAGCTGCCTGCTTTGCGTTATACTCGGCAATTTCTTTTGCGGCTTGTGCTTCTTCTGCTTGACGACGAGCTTCTTGGCGTTCTGCCCATTCTGCTGCTCGCTTCAATGCTGCCTCATCTTCTTTGGCGCGGGCCATAGCTTCTTCCTCTAGCTTACGCATATACAACATAAAGCCCCAACCAATTGCACCTGCAAGGATCAGTGCTAGGATAGTGTTGCGCCAAAAATGCGATTCCTCAATGACTTCAATCTTTGAGACTTGCGGAGTAATTGCATCCTTTAAACTTTGCACACTTGACGCTGGTGCAAAGTCCAGTGTCGGATTCAAGCCAGTAGCAATGTCCAGTGCCTTGCGGGCCTTTTCAAGATTGCCCAAGCCTGCTTGTGCTTGTGCCATTGCGTAAAATGCTTTAGCAGATTTGGGGTGGTTAGCAATAATGCCTTCCAGCCCTGCTGCTGCGGCAGAGTACTGCTGTTGTTGGATCAAGGTTTGAATTTGATCAAAACTGGCTTCTGCCATTGCACTAACTGCAATAACCAAACCAACGAAAAATGCTGCGAAACGTTTCATGTTTACTCCTGTTTGTTTGAACATGTCTATATTATAGCATAAAAGGCCATTCCTGGCCTTTTAATACTTTTTACTTGCCCAAGTTGAGCATCATACCTTGTTGCCCATTTACAACAGTGTTAGGCATTTTGCCATCCCACTTTTCAATCCATTGTAGTTGGACGTATGCTGTACCACCTTGGTGTTGGATAGCGTTAGCTTGGATTGCAATAGCTTCAGCTTCACCTTTAGCTTGTGCAATACGGCTTGCGGCTTCGACTTTGATACGCTCAAGATCCTGTTCAGCTTTTTGCTTTTGCTGTGTAGCAGTCACTTTAGCTTCAATGGCATCTTGATATGCTTTAGAGAATCCAAAGTTCACCAAGCTAATGTTAGACACTGTGATGTCGAACTGTGCAAGTTTATCCTGCAACTGGCGCTGGATAGTGTCAGACACTTCTTGACGCTTGGTAATCAGTTCTTCACTAGTGTAGTGAGCAGTGACTGATTTAAACGCTTCGTTCATAGCTGGACCAAGAACTTTGCTATCCACATCAAGACCAAACTCCTTGAAGATGTGTGGCAACTTTGCGGCAGTTAGACGATAGTTAATAACAATGTCAGTATGCACTTGTTGCAAGTCTTTGGTACCGGCACTTGCGCCGTTCAAGTTAGCACGTTGCAGTCGCACATCAACATACTTGACGTTACTCACTGGGTTAACAAACTGCCAACCCTCGGGCAACACACGCTGATTAACTTCGCCCATTGTAACCTGCACACCTACATGGCCTGCTGGCA